TTTAAAGTACCAAAACTCAAAAGACCATTGATTTGATAAAGCTTTGTTAAAAGATAACACATCTAAATCGTCACCTGATTTAATAAGATTACTCCAATACCCATCTTCTAAACTAAATGGGCTAAATGTACCCATAGTTGTATCACCATTACGAATAACCTGATGATTATATTTAGAGTCATCTACAAATCCTACATTACGAACCGCTCCTGAGTATTGGCAAGTAAGTAATTTTGTTTCTGAGCCAGTAGATGTTAATGATGTTGTTGGAACACTAAAGTTACTTGTTCCATATACTCCTGTTCCGTTTACAATACGAACATCTGCTAAATAACCTGTATACATAGAAGCACCTAATCCAACATTACCACCTATTGATGGAAATGCTCCAGTGTTATTAAAATTATTTGAAAGAGTAGGTGTTGTAGAACTTACCTTACCATTAATACTATAATACATAGTGTTACTTATTCTTTGAACAGCTAAATGATTCCAAGCATTAGGAATTAAATCTATATCTGTACCTGATACAATGTTTCCATTAGAATAGCTTCCTAATTGTGTACCAAACCAAGCCATTGAAGATAAATTATCTGTATTATTATTATTGCCATATCTTGTATCAATAATAACTTGAGTACCACCTGCTCCGAAAGGATATGCCCAAGCTTCAAGAGTAAAATCTGAAGTTCCAAAAGCAAAATCAGAACTTCCTGCTGTAGTTAACCCATCGCCAGTACCATCAAAAAACCCAGAACCTACATTTGCAGTTTTACTTTGTGTAAATGGTGTGTTGGTAGATACTTTTGGTGATCCACTAATAGTAAGTGCATTACCATTGTTACTATTATCTAAAAATCTATTTGACTGACAAGTAAGCAACTCTACTTCTGAAGCAGTTGCCCCTCCTGTTGTTGTTGTGATAGGTGTAGTAGATGGAGTAAAATTGCCACCTGAATAAATATTTGACCCTTTGATAATACGCAGATTTGAAATATATCCTTGAAAACGATTAGAAGTGTTGTGTGCCCATTTAGCTATATGCCCTGCTTGTGAATTAAAAGTTGCAGTAGAACCTATAGTATTTGTACCTTTACTAACTCCATCTAAAAACAATTCGCAGGTTGTAGAATTTTTTCGGACAACAGCTAAATGACTCCACTTGTTAATAATTGTTGTACCTAATGCAAAAGTCTCACTATCTCCTGTTGTACTAAACACAACTTGTATGTCATCCCCATCCATTAAATTAATATAATCTTGTGAGCCAGTACCCCCAATAATCATTCTGTTAGTACCAGAATCTGTTGGGTAAATAAAAAAATCAATTGTAAAGTTTCCTGTACCTAAATTTAAATCTGATACATTAGGCATAGTAATAAAATCATTTGTACCATCAAAAAAATTACTCCAATACCCGTCAGCATAATAATATGGACTAAAGTCATTGCCATAAGCATCACCATTAACAATAATGGCATGAGTTGATGTAGAAGCATCTTTAAATGCTTTAAAGTTTGGGTTGCCTAAATTTGATGTATTACCTGCACCTTCAGAACCATCACCATGAAGAAGTAATACAGTCTGATTAAAATGAGGTTCTGTTTCTTCTGTCTCAGCACTATCAAGACCAAAACCAAGAGGTCTTACCCCTATACCGCCTTTTAGACTTTTAACTGGCATTAGTAATCAACCTTTCCAAACTGTGTTTGAGATGCTAAACAAGTATAATTAGCTGTTCCCGTAGTCCTAGTAATATTTACTAAATAACTATCCACGCCACTAATATTACCTTGTGATGGCGCAGTGCCACCTTGCCAATATACAGGGTTAGCCGTAGCACCGTCTATTTGTATTGCTTCTAAATAATATGCAGTTGCACCCATCTTTGATTCAAATGCAAGCGATACTGATTCGCCAGTAGGCATAATGGAAGCGAATGTTGCTCCTGCACTACCTCTAAAATTTAACTCAAAGTCTGCTGCTGCATCATTTGTTCTTAACTCTGCATTTTGCTCTAATACACTAAAATTAATTACCCCTGTTGCAGAAGTTGTTGAAACATTTATTTTTTCTCTAAGACTAGCGTCAAAAATTTTATTAGTTAAAGTTGCACTTGCAATTTCAGAAACTAATGTTGAGTTGCCGTCTTTTGGTAATAGATTAGTATTTGTTATATTAAGAGAATGAGGTTGCGCTTTTATAGTTTGTCCGTGACTATTAGCATGACAGTTTAATTTTATCTGCCCTTCTGTGTCTGAACCATTACCTTTAATCTCTACAATCTGTGTAGCAGGATCTACCGTTAAATTACCCGAAGCGTTTTTTAAATCGCCTTCTACATTAAACGTGCCACCAACAGAACCGTTGCCTGACACATCTAACGTGCCGTTAGCAGATAAATTAGTTACATCTGTATCGCCTGTAACAGTTAATTTAGTTACTTCTGCAGTGTTTAAGCTTGTAATCGCATCTACTACGCCAGATCCCGTGCTGTACACTATTGCTGATCTACCATTAGGAACAGTGACTTGTGATCCTGAAGAGTTTTTTATTCCTACATCAGTGGCTAAAGTATTATTAATTATGTAACTTTTTTCTATGTCAGGAACAGTTAAAGTTATTCCTGCCGACCCTGTGCCTGTTAAATTTAAACGTAAATGTCTAGCTATTTGAGTAGCATTACTGTCTGTCAAAGAAAGCGTAAGACTAGCTTGAGAAAAAGCAACATCTGCAGATTCGCAAATAGCCTCTTCTATGGCAGTGCCTAAGTTTGTGTTTGTGATATTACCCCATTGACCTGAATTATCTCCAGTCCCCATGAGTTGTATTTTTAAATTTGAATATGATGAAGCCATTTTATTCTCCTATGCTGCTTCTTTAATTTCTCCCCAATTGGGTATTTGTGTTGTATCTACTTGCCCCCATACTAAATTATTACCTAAACTCATAACAGAGGACACTCCAGTTACATTTGCAACAGCGTTAGCTTCTGCTGATACATTACCTAAACTACTCGTTGTGGATAACCCCGTTACAGGGACTATATTATTTAAAGCTACAGATATTGAGCCTAAACCAACTGTTGCGCCAAAACCAGTAACACTTAAATTATTATTGCTGACTACTTCTTCTTCACCTACAAACTTCAACCCTATAACACCAGATAAACCACTTACATTCGCATCTGCGTTAACAAACGTAGACCCTACAGCTCCTGTCATGCTAATATCAGGTTCAGTTATTGATGCGTTCCAATTACCGTCCCCCCAAGCCGCTCTACCCCACCCACTAGCAATGGCTTGTCTTGTTACATTAACATTTACATCAGCCATTTTAGGCTATTCTAATTATAGCCGCTGCACTGGTATTTGCTGGAAATATTACACTAAAGTCGCCTGAAGTAGACGTTTTTGTGCCTCCAAAATCTAACACACATATAGCAGGGTTAGTTAAAGAAGCTCCAGCATTTGAATTTGTAGAAGGTGTGCTGTTATAAATTAAACATCCTGCCGCATTTATAGTAACGTTAGTAAACGTTAAATCAGAAAAATCTACAAAACCTGTAGAATCTCCTACAGTAACACCTAAATTTACAAGAGCGGAACCACCTGAAGTAGTTCCAGCGGATTCGCTACTAGTTGTAAAAGACGTAGTGCCAGCACTTAAAGTAGCTGCTGCAGAATACAACGCTAGTTTAAAAACATCTGATGTAGCAGATGCGGCAGGTCTGAAATCGTGAACACCTAATAACACTTCTGCTTTAAAAGATGTACACATTGCTTGTGTAATAGCCATTTTTTACTCCTCTAATAATTTAATCAGTTCAGGGTAACCCATTTCTCTAAATCTATGAGCTAGAGTAGTGTTGTGACTCCTGACCATTTCTTTCATGTATTGAACTAAAACTTTTCGTATATCTTTTTTAAAAGCTTCAGCTTGCGATCTAACTGCAGGGTGTGAATCACTACCAACAGCTATAATTTTATCTAATGCTCTATCTGCAACTTCTTCTGGATTAAAACCTCTATTAGAAGTCGTCATAACTTTTACTCCACCACCTAACAATACTGATGTGCTATTACCAATCATTGTACCCCCAACCTAACTTGTTTAGTTCTATACATATCTTGGCGATTTTTACCTTCACTTAATTGCTTCAGTAACGCCATAGACTCATTATACCTCTGCACGTAGCTTTGGTAACTATCTGCCTCACCTTTCATAAATATATGTGCTTCTATCAAAGCACCGTAAAGTAAAACAGAATCAAAATTATCACCCAACCAAGATGTACTACTTGTAACAATAGATGGGGGGTAATAAAAATAATGTAGTTCCGATGTATAGCCTTGATCTGGAGTCGGTCCTAGTATGTAAGAATTTTGATCAAACAACGCATAATGTGTTGGCTGCCCAGTAGTTGTAGGATTAGGGAAAGACTCACGGATAAAATTAACATCTTTGTTTAATAAGTAACTATAGTTTCCAGAAGAATCAACAACCGCCAAAGAAAAATTAGCAAGCCAATCTACTGGCACTGTAAGATATTGATTACCTGTAGTCATACTCCCAGTAACGTTTTTCCTAAGGTCTAATATTTGAACCGAGTTAAATACTTTTTGCTCTGCTTGATCTATAAAGGTGTTTATTTGTTCTGTGCTTGTAAGACTAACAGTGCTTCCATCACTACCTGTAAAAGATGTGGTAGGAAAGTCATTCTCACAATAACCTTTTATAGTTTCAAATAATTGACTATAATCCATTATCCAAGTCTTTTAGAAGAGTTAGTCCCTTTTATAGCAGCTCCTGTACCCCTAGTTTTAACTGTTTGAGTATTTGGTATATTGTTTGGATAGCCGCCCTCTTTTGGAACAGGTACATTCATAGGTTGTTTAAATTTTCCAGTATCATTCATAATTTCTCCTAACTAATTTAATATCCACCTCCACCTCCACCGCTTTCACTACTTTCACTACTTTCACTACTTTCACTACTTTCACTACTTTCACTACTTTCACTACTTTCACTACTAGAGATTACATCGCCTCCTATAGTTACAGTTCCTATGTTTCCAGATACTAATAAATTATCTGTTAAATCTAAATTAAAAGGATTACTAAGACCCACAGGATCAAATCCGTATTGGTAACTCCTAGAGTCTGATTCTGCAAATCGTGTTAAATCTGGTCGTGGGTTTCTCAGAGCTTGAGGGTCGTTTACAGGAAACATACCAAGCTGTAATTGTGGCTGGTCCTGCTCAAAGCAATCTGGACATACCAGAATGTTAACACTTTTTGTCTTAATTGTAAGCTGTTTTAATTCTTTTAATTTATATCTAAACCCGCATCTATCGCACTCTGCGATAGCTCTTTTGCCTCTTGCGTAATTAGATCCCATATCAATATAAAAACTCTCTAGGAGCTAATCTTAACGGAGCTTTTTCTCTATCTTCACTAGAGGCTATCATCCACTGCTCTTCATAGTCTTGTTTTAACATTTGTATTCTATCGGTTGCTTCTGGTATTTTTAAAGAAAGATAATATGCTAATCCTGATACTAAACAAGGTAACATTCTAAATGGTATATCTGGTGTGTTAACACCATTACCTGCATCTTGTATTCTTCTCATCCTAAAATACACAAGAGTATAAAAATTACTTTGGTCTGGAGTAGGCCATACTTTTACTTGTGGAGTTTGAACAACACCAGAAGAGTTTGTAGCTCCTGATTGCCTATCTATAAAAATTTGTATAGGCCGACCTGTAGCATTTTTGTTAGGTATAGTTGCGTATGTGCTAACAGATATACGACTAATAGTTAGATCTTGTTGGTTTGTGCCTGAACCTGTCCTAACCTGATGCTCTAACAAATCAATTGTATCTATAGGTAAATCGTAAACAATAGTACCTTGAGTTAAAGGTATTGTACCTTCTTCAATCGTCCATAAATTTATACCTCGATTAGCCCAATCAATAGTTAATAAATTTAAAGAACGTCTAGCTGTTTTAAGATCGTATCCAGTACGCATCTCTGTACCGCATCTAGCAAATGCTTCTTCAGCCAAATCATTAAGGTTTAAATTAAAAGTAGTCGTATCTGTAGTAGCCATTATTTCTTTGCTTTCACACTATTTATGTATTTTCTATAAACACCAGCAGCGTCTTTCTTGTTCATAACTCTGGCTCTTTGTTCCATTGCAATAGCAGCTTGTATTTTATGTGCTTTTGACCTACCGCTGTTTCTAATCTTACTTACACTTTTTACTGCGTCTTCTCTCGTAGCAAACTTTAATCCTTTTATTGTACCTTTGGGGTTCTCATCTGTATATAAATCAGAATGTTTTTTAGACCTTGCGGGTTGACCTTTTTTTCTTGGTATTCTTGGATTTGAGGATTGTTTTAACATTTGTTGGTTTACCTCCCGGATTACCCGCTGCTCTTTTTCTTTGAACAGCAGATTTACGTTGTGCCGCAGTCATAGATTTAGCTTTTGCTCTTGGCACACATTTAGGATATTCTCGTTTACCATCTCCTTTTGCAGACTTTCGTCCACAGGCTTGGTATTTACCTTTCTTTTTAGGCGCACCTATATCAACCCAGTCGCCTTTTTTACCTTTACCAAACCACTCTTTAAGAGACATTATGCGTAGCCTCCTCCTCTTTTCTTGTATTGACGCACTAAATAAGCATTAGCGTAAGCTGATGG